CGACGAAATGAAAATTTCAGTTTGACCTATAATGAAAATAATAAACTTAAGTAAATGGCAAACAACCGTAAGACGGGACAAACATAGATACAAGGTAATAAACTGTGGGCGTAGGGCTGGAAAGTCTTTTCTAGTGAGTGTAGAGATGCTTAGGTTTGCCTCTGAAAATCCTAATTCAGACTCTTGGGTGATAACTCCGTCTTATAAACAAAGTAAAGCCATTATGTGGGAAATGCTTAAAGACTTAATTCCTAGAGAAGTTATCCTTAAATGTAATGAGAGTGAACTTATTATTGAATTACTTAACCATAGTCGTATCTTATTAAAAGGGGGAGATAACCCTGATTCTTTAAGAGGAGTTAAGATTGATTTTTGTGTGTTTGATGAAACAGCCTTTTTTAGTAAATGGGATGAGGTTTGGAAAGTTATTAGACCCACGCTAATTGATTCACAAGCCGATGTTTGGTTTATAAGTACACCTAATGGTTTGAATCATTTTAGAGACCTTTATTTAACCAAACACCCAGATTGGATTTCATTCCATTTTTCATCTTATGAGAATCCCTTTCTAGATAAAGGAGAGTTAGAGACTATTAAAATTGAAATGGATGAAGATTCGTTCGCTCAAGAAATATTGGCGGAATTTAGAAAGATGTCTGGACTTATCTACAAAGAATTTAATCGAGATATACATTTGGTAGATGTGCCTGTTTATAAATTCACCCCCGATTGGACTTTTACCCGTTCTTTAGACTTTGGGTTTGCTCATAAATCCGCCCTTGGTTACTTTGCCATAAGTCCGACTAAAAATGAAATGTATATGTTTGATGGACTTTATCAAAACAGATTATATGAAAGTCAAATTGCGGAGATTGTGAAAGAAAAAGACAACGGATATGAAATAATTAGACCGATAGCTGATTCAGCACAACCTATGTCTATTGCCCAATTATTCCATGAAGGAGTTAGATTTGACCCTGTAGATAAGAGTACCGATTCAGTTAAAAATGGAATAGTAAGAGTAGCAGAACTTTTAATGACAAGAAACGACACAGGTAAACCAACTTTAATGTTTGATAAAAGTTTAGACTGGGTAGCTGATGAGTTTGAAACCTATAGATGGATACAGGCTCAACAAGGAGGGGTGATTAAAGAAGTACCTTATAAAGTAGATGATGACGCTATGGATATGATTAGGTATTTCGCTGTAACACATACAAATAGAGCCGAAGCAGAGATGTTTATCACTCCATTAGCGGAGTTAAAAGGAAAAGAGTCATTTGTTGTTGGGGAGTCTGGTACGATACCATCAATTAATATTAAAGATTTTGTGGGCGATGAATCTTAATAAAGAAATTAAAAGACTAAAGAAACAAATAGATAATTTAACCGAGAAGGCTCAATGTAAGGAGTGTGGCAAAACCCTATTCTTATTTGATGACAAGTTTATCTATGTTAAATGCAAGGGTTGTAAATCTGTAAACCAATTCAAAAAGTAGTATACTGACTTAGAGACACTAGATGTCCGTTTTACTTGTTTAAAATAAAATGGACAAAACAAAAAACTTTGAAGAAGTAGCAGAAGAAATTCAACCGATACTTTCTCTTAAACTAGATGACGAAGAACTTGTAATTCAAATTGACAAAAACATTGAGAAGGCTAAAAAGGTTTGGCAAGAGAAAACCACCGAATTAGGAGATAAGAATTTTAAATACTATTTAGGTAAAGAAGCGGTTAAGTTGGGTAGTGACCAAGAGACTAGGATTGTTGAGAATATTATTTTTAGGAATGTAGAAACCATAGTACCTGTATTGACTTCAAGCACCCCTGAACCAAGACTCTACCACCCAAACAAGAAATTCATGGAAAAGTTAAGGAAGATTCTAACTATGGGATGGGAAGTTTCTGACAAAATGTTAGAAAAGTCTAGGGTTACTATTCGTAGGAACTTCTTTTGGTATTTAGGAATTATGAAGTGTCGTTTTGATGAAGATGAAAAAGAGATAGTTTGGGAAACTGTTAAAAATGACCATATTATAGTTGACCCTGACGGGAAGTTTGTTGCTCAAATAGTTGATGATATGACAGTTGATGAAGTAGTTAAACTCTATCCAAAACACAAAAAAGAACTATTGGGTCTAATTGGTGCTAAAGCTGGTGATAAGAAAACATTAGGTGGAAGGATGACCTTTATTGAATACCACACCCCTGAATTTACAGTTTGGAAGTATAAGAGTGTTGTATTAGACAAACAAAAGAATCCTAACTGGGATTGGGGCGAGGAAACAGAAACAGATGATTTTGGCAATGAAGTAACAGCTCAATACAATGTTTTAAAGAAACCAACAATGCCTTATATCTTTTTAAAGACATTTAATATTAATTCTGAGATATATGGCGATACATCTTTGGTTGAGCAGGCTATCCCTTTACAAGATTTGATTAACAAAAGAAAACGACAGATTAATGAAAACGCTGAAGAAGCCAATGGTTCACTTATAGGGTCAGGTGACTATATTTCTAAAGAACAATTTGCAACCATTAAAGGTCAACCTAGGGAGAGAATTTGGGTAGAAAAGGGAGATGCTAGGGGGGCTTTAACCCGTATGGCTGGTAATCCTATGCAGTCTTATGTCCAAGATGACTTTATGATGTCTAAGAATGAAATAGATAACATAATGGGAACTCACTCAACTATGAGGGGAGCTGGGTCAGATTCAGGTACAGCTACTGAAGCGGTTATGGAAAAACAACAAGACTTTGGAAGGATAGATGACATTGTTAAAGCCTATGAAGATTATGCCGAGGACTACTATAACATGACCTTACAAATGATGATGATTCATTTTACTGAAGACCAACTAATTCCTTTGGAGAATGAGGATGATGTAGTTATAAGCAGAGATTTGCTTATTAAAGAACTGTCCAAGATTTACAAATACAAGGAGAATGAACTTAGAGGCGGTAAGTACGAAGAAGTTAACAAATATGTGAAACCTATTGTTATGGTTAAAAGAGGTTCTACCCTACCAATGGATGATGTCTCTAAACAGCAAAATGCTATCAACTTGTGGCAGACTGGGGGTATCGACCCACTATCCTTATACGAGGAATTGGAAGACCCGAATCCAGAATTAAAAGCTAAAAGGTTATTTATATGGCAACAAGCACCTCAAATTTTATTTCCTGAATTAGCAGAGATTATGGGTGGACAAAACAAAAACAACACCGACCAATATACAGAAGGTATGACCAAAGATACTGAAGCTATACAAAACGGGGAAGACCCTGGAGTTAACCGAGAGCTTCAAGAACCTGAAACAGCTCAAGCCCATGTAGGTGCTCATTCGGCTTATATGGATAGTGATGAATTTAACAAACTTGAAGACCAAGTTAAACAACTTTACATTAAACATGTAAAGGACGAGGTTGCATTTATTAAACAACAAAAAGGAGGTCAAGGTGAACAAGAAGTACAGCCAAATGCTTAAAAAAATGAAAGGCAAACTTAAAAAGTTTAACAAAGATGATGTCAAAGTTAAGGCTTTAAAGAAACGCTTAAAGTGACCAAAGCAAGTGAGTTAAAACAAATCTCTGATATTTTAGAGGCAAAGGAAGTAGACTTATTTAATAGGGAGATTATTGTGGCTGATAAAGAAAAAGCTCTAAAAATAGCTTATAGGGAGTTTAAAAAGTTATCCGATAAATTATATGGCAAACCAACAGGCTAAAAGAGATGACAATTGGCAACCAGCAACACAAGGGGAAACTTACGACGCTAGTAGGGAAACTAGGAGTTTAAACCTCGACCCTGTTACCTTAAGATTAAGAACTACTACCGTTGTGTCGGAAACCGCTTTAGCAGAAGAAGTTATTATAGATAATGATGATAATAGTATTGCCAAAGAACAAGACTTACCTCTAATAATAAATGAAAACTATGTCTTTTCTAAGACTGCCGATAATTGGGTAAGGTGGCAAGCAACAGAGGACGGATATCCTTTTGTAAGATTGATTGGAATATTTGATAGTGCTGGACATGAGGTTGATATAAACACCAGTGGTCAAATGTTGGTTACCCCTTATGGACCTTATGACCAATTTGCTCAAGATGCTTCAACTGAGGCAACCACAACAATAGAATACGAACATCACGAAATACACGCTGGAAGTTCATTTTGGTATGACGATGTTGTAACTGGGAGTGGTGTTATAGATTATCTTATAACCACCCCTGATACTACTAAATTTTTACACTTTGGGTATGATGTTGAGAGTGGTGGTGCTGGATATACACTAGAACTATATGAAGCAACAAATAAAGGTGGAACAA